AGATTGCGTGAAAGCCGCCATTGCCGACTACCAGAACCATAGGCCGACCGCCTGATGCCGACAAATTTTTTCTTCAATAACTTTCCCTCCACGCAGGTCACCTCTGAGCAATTGCTCGTGGAAGATCTGGTGATTGAATCCATGAAAATGCATGGCATGGATGTCTTTTATCTGCCCCGCGAATCTCGCTCCTCCATTGACTATCTGTATGGCGAAGATCCCATGAAGTCCTACACCCAGGCCTTTCCAATCGAAATGTATTTGGAAAATGTGACGGGCATGGACGGCGAAGGAGATTTTATCTCCAAGTTTGGCTTGGAAATTCGGGATGAAGTGGCCATGCTGGTCGCCCGGCGCCGATTTAAGTATGCGCTGGCCTCGATGGAACTCGTGCGACCCCGCGAAGGCGATCTGCTCTATTTTCCCCTGTTTCAGAACTTCTTTGAGATTACCAAGGTCGAACATGAAGACAATCAGGCGATGATGTATACGCTGGGTCGTGGACGAGACACGAATGTCTATCTGTTTGCGCTGAAACTGAAGAAATTTGTCTTCTCGAATGAGAAGATTCTCACGGGGATCGAAGAAATTGACGCCGCCATTCGCCCCGCCTATCCGAAGACGCGCATCACGCTGACTGCCGGAGGGACGGGGACCTGGGATGTCGCCAACACTGAAACCGTCTTTATCGGGTCCAACGTCGCCACGTCCACGATGTCGGCCACGGCCATCTTCTATCGATCGTCCAATCGGGCCCTCGATGTCATTCTGAGCACTGGCACGATCACCGCCGGCCTCACGCTCAAGGGCGCCACCTCCAATGCACACTGGGTCGTGACCTCGACAGACGTCGATTCTCCCATGGATGAATCCCTCGAACAGATTGATGATAATAAAACGATTGAGACGGACGCAGATGCGATTATCGATTTCTCAGAATCGAATCCGTTTGGAGTGCTCTAAATGTTCAGTAATGATCCGTTCTACCATCGTCTTATTCGCCGCTACGTCACGGTCTTTGGGACGCTGTTTAATAATTTGTACCTGGTGCGGCATTCAACGGATGGGGTGACCAAATTTGAAAAGATGAAGGTCCCGCTGGCCTATGCGTCCAAGGAAAAGTTTCTGGCCAGACTTCGATCAGATCCTCAATTCAACAAGTCCACGCTGATCAATCTGCCTCGCTTGTCCTTTGAACTGTCGGGCATCTCCTATGATCCGTCGAGAAAACAGCAAACGACGCTCAAACAGTTCTATGCCAATACCGCGACCAATATCACGTCCTCGCAGTATATCGCCGCGCCCTATGCGCTGGACTTTACCTTGTCGCTCTATGTACGCAACATCGAGGATGGCACGCAGATTATTGAACAAATTCTCCCCTACTTTCAGCCCGACTATACACCCACTGTAAATCTGATTCCCTCGATGGGCATTGTGCGTGACATTCCGATCATTCTCAATTCCGTGGAACAAACGATTGAGACGGAAGGTGATTTTGCCACGACTCGCGTGATCATCTGGACGCTGACGTTTACGCTCAAGGGCTACTTTATGGGTCCGGCGACCACGGCCAATCTCATCATGGGCGTGGCCAATGTCACGAATTCGGGTGCGGCCACGAAGATTTCCATTGATCAGAATAATGCACCCGTACAAAAATTGGTCATGGCCAATACCGGCAGTGGGCGATTCATTGAAGGTGAATCGATTCGCATTGCCAACAAATCGCTCTATGGCATGGTGGAGTCCTGGAATGTCAATACCTATACGATTCTGGTCAGTGGGGCCAATGGCGTCCTCTCAGCCAATGATGTCGTGATTGGCGATGAATCCAATGCCAATTTCACCATCTCGACCACTGAATACACGTCGCTCTCGTTAGTCGTCTCGCGTGTCAAGCAAGATACGATTGGCATGACGCAGGATGACGATTTTGGCTATACCACGACGCTCACGGAATATCCGGATACTCTCTAACACCGAGCATGCACATGTCTGATCGTCTTGACCAATCCATGACCGAGCTGTTTGATCTTCCTCCGTCGACCCCGCCGGTCATCAGAGTGGAGTCGGTGCCAGCCCATGTCGACTCCGTTAGTGACGAGGACCCCACGATGCAATCGGACGCGGCCTTTGCGCGCAAGAATATTCGGTCACTGATTCAACAAGGGTCCTCGGCCATGCAGGAACTGCTGCAGGTCGCCAAACTGTCTGAACACCCACGGGCCTATGAGGTCGCAGCGGCCATGCTGAAGAATCTCGCGGATCTAAATAAAGATCTCCTGGAAGTACATCAACGACAGAAAAAACTTGAAGAGGTCGCCCCAGTCCCCGCTCTGGGCGCCGGACCGATTCAAGTGGACAAAGCCGTCTTTGTGGGGTCCACCCTGCAATTAGCCGAACTCCTGCAAACCAAGGTCCTGGAGACGCCATGAGTACGCAGACCTATCTGAATAATGCTAATCTCAAGGCGGCAGGCGTCGTCCAAGCGTTTACTGCCGATCAGGTGCAGGAATATCAAACGTGCGCGCAGTCGGCCGAATACTTCATTGAGCAGTATGTCAAGATTATTCATGTTGACCGTGGTCTCATTGCCTTTCGAATGTATGACTTTCAGAAGGAAATCATTCGCGCCTATCAGGATCATCGCAAGATTGTCGTGAAGCTCCCACGGCAGAGTGGCAAGTCGGTCATTACGGCCGCCTTTCTGGTCTGGTATATGGTCTTTCATGCCAACAAAGTCGCGGCGATTCTGGCCAATAAAGCGTCCACGGCCCGTGAAATTCTTAGTCGTGTCAAGTTGGCCTATGAACATCTGCCCCTCTGGCTGCAGGTTGGCGTGACCGAATGGAACAAGGGGTCGATTGAGTTAGAAAATGGCTCACGCATTCTCGCGGGATCCACCTCCTCGACCGCCATTCGTGGATATAGTCTAAGTCTGTGCTTTCTGGACGAATATGCCTTTGTGCCTAATAACATTGCTGAAGAATTCTTTACCTCGATCTATCCCACCATTTCTTCGGGTATCGAATCCAAAATTTTGATGGCCTCGACACCCAATGGCATGAATCACTTCTTCAAGCTCTGGACTGATGCCAAGGAATCTCGAAATGGCTTTGTGCCGCTCGAATATGCCTGGGACGCGGTGCCCAATCGATCTGACCAGTGGGCCAACGAGCAACATGCGGTCCTGGGGGATGTCAAGTTCAATCAGGAAGTGCTCTGTCAATTTCTGGGGTCCTCGAATACACTCATCTCAGGAAAGAAACTCTCGACGCTGGCCTTTACGACTCCGCTCGACGTGCGTGAGGGCGTGCGCTACTATGTCGCGCCGTCTGACGGACATACCTACGTGCTCATCTGTGATCCCTCGCGTGGATTGGGACAAGATCGAACGGCCATTGGCGTCGTGGATGTCACGCAGATTCCCTATATACTCGTGGCGACCTATCAGAATGCCGAGATCTCCCCGCTCATCTTGCCCAGTCTTCTTGCGCGCCTGGCCACCGAGTATCATCAGGCGTTTGTGCTCGTCGAAGTGAATGATAATGGACAACAGATTGTCGATTTTCTTCACTATGATCTCGAATATGAGCATCTCATCAAAACGGAAACCTCCAGAGATATTCGTGGGGCACAGAAGCTCTCCTCGGGATTTCGCAAATCTCGCATGTCCTTTGGACTCAAGACCACGGAAGTCGTGAAGCGCATCGGCTGTTCTAATCTCAAAACACTCCTGGAGCATGACAAGTTGGTCATCACCGATTTTGAGACCATTCAGGAACTCTCCACCTTTACGCAGCAGGGATCCTCCTATCGGGCCGATGAGGGGTATCATGATGATCTGGCGATGGTCCTGGTCCTTTTTGCCTGGTTGACCGCACAGAAGTCCTTTCGAGAGAATGCGGCCCAGAACATTCGATCCGCATTGGAGGCCGAACAACACTTTCTGGAAGACCAGGATGTCCCACCTATTGGAGGGATTGATACGGGTCTCAATGACCCTAGCGCAGAACTCGTGGGACAAGACCTCTGGGAAATCGTCAGAGATGGACGGCCCTATTTGGAGACAACTCTGTAAAAGTATAAATAGTCTCTAAGAGTGTTGGGCGATCTTCAGGTGTCTACATCCTCGTTCATGGAACGGAATCTTTACCGTAGTCTAGCAAAAGGAGAATGCATATGGGGTTTCAATTATCTGCGGGAGTCGTGGTTAAAGAAGTCGATCTGTCGACCATCATCCCCTCCGTGGCCACCTCAACAGGGGCTTTTGTGGGAAACTTTCAATGGGGGCCGATTGAAGAACGAACACTCGTCCCATCGGAAACGCATCTGGTCAATACCTTTGGCAAACCCGATGCCAATACCTATGTCTCGTTTTTCACGGCGGCCAACTTCCTCGCCTATGGCAACAATCTTCGAGTGGTCAGAGCTGATGCCGTCGGAGCATTGAATGCCACGGCGAATTCGGCCGCGGCCGTCCTTATCAAGACCAAAGACATCTATGAAGCCTCCTATCTCGATGGGTCGGGATCCTTTGGGGCCTGGGCGGCGCGCTGTGCCGGCGCCCTGGGTAATTCGTTGAAGGTCTCGATTTGTCCGTCTGCCACGGCCTTTTCGTCCAATGTGACGTCATTAGGATCGGTGACAGCCAATTCAGCCAATATAGGTGCGACCTCAGTGGGCACCACGGGTAATTCACAACCCTATCTCATCACTGGTGATTACGTCTCCTTTGATGGGGGTACCGATTACTTCCAAGTCTCGTCTCGGACATCCACGACCATCACGCTGACTGGGGCCCTGACCGAAGCGGTCACGGCGGCCTCGACCGTCTTGCGAAAGTGGGAATATGCCGATGAGTTTGATGGTGCACCAGGCACCTCGACGCATGCCACCGCCGTGAGTGGGGTGAATGATGAAGCGCATATCATCGTCGTAGACGAAGATGGGCTCTTTACGGGCGTGACCAAAACAATCTTGGAAAAGTATCCGCTAGTTTCAAAGGGCTCCAATGCCAAGT